GTTTGCTGTTTTGGCATTAGGGCCGGCGAATATCTCCCGCTTTACCGAATCAATAACGCCACTCGACTTCCCGCCAGTAATCTTTCTAACCACCTTCCCAACAGCGCCAGCAACAGGGATAACGCCAGCCAACGATCCGGCTGCTTGTCCATAGTTGCCTTTGGCTGCGGCTAGTCGCGCATCATCAATGGCTAACCCGCCGGATGCGAACGGGACGAAATCACCGGGCCGCAATCCGAGCGGGCCGTATTCTTTACGCAGTGCGCCATAAGCAGCATCTGCGCGTGCCGCTGCATCGCCTTCCTGCTCAAGTAAGCCGGTAGCGGGTAATAAGCCCATTGAGCGAGCCATAGCCGGGCCCGCCGCCTTGAATGCTTTATTCTTGGCGACCTGCTCCTCGAACCACTTACTTACGCCGGACTTAGCATCATCTAACAGCCCCATGTCTGGCGCTCCTGCTGGATTATTGGCCAATCATACCATTTTCAGCCCACGGCGTAATGGGCCAGATACAGTGCCTTGTTCGCGTATGGATAGGCATAGATAGCGCAGACCATCGGCGCAGTGCGAATGACCATCGTGCACTGGCGTAGACCTATACTCGCCGGTTGAATCATTCAGTTCGCGCCGGTACATACTCAAGGAAGTGACTGCCTTCTCGACTTTCTTATCGAACCACATTCGAGGCAGTGTCAGCCTGACGGCATGAATACCATCCTCCAGCGACTGCCTGGGGGCGATTCTAAAGTTAATTCCTAGTGAGCGTGCCACTTCAAGGCGAGAGAGGCCGCTACCAAGCTCCCTGACTGCTATGTCATGCGGTGCCCAATGGTCGCCGTACAGATAGCCCTTGTCAGCCAATACCTTGGCATAGTGCGGCAAGCCTTCCCCGCTCTGCTCATAGTAATCAATCAGCCTTACTTCATTCCGATGGATCTGGGCAAACCAAATGACGGTAGCATCGCCAACACCTAAATCCCATGCGGTAATGACAGGTAGCGCCACATCGTAAACAGATAGATTGGTACGACCATCGCGCCGCGCTTCAATTATCTCCTTCTTGTATATCGAGCCATCGGTAAACTGGCGGAACTTCCCTTCCCAAATGAACTCGGCTTCCTCGAAGTCGGTCGATTTAAGATGCTCCATTTCTCTACGCAGCACATCGGGGAACCATGGGTTATCCGACCAATTGACGTTCACAACCCATGAATCAGGCTGTGGATGCGCTACAAACCGCTGCCATGTTGCATCGTCTGGATGGTTAGGATTGAACGTGGCCCATATCTCAGAGCCTTCTTTGCGGATGGTAGGCACAAGCGTAGACCAGCTCGCCTCGGTGACTTTCTCAGCTTCTTCGACCCAACAAATATCAACGCCTTCCATGGACTTAATCTTTGGAGTGTTATGTCGCAACCCCTCAAAGATAAACTCGGAGCCGTTAATGCCTCGAATGCAGTCGCGCAACACCGTATAGAACGAGCTAAGCCCCATTGCCACGATCTGATCACTCAGCAGCTTGTGCACTGACTCGTCTAGGCTGTTTTGCAGCTCTCTGGCGCAAAGGACGCGGGTTGGCTTTTGGCTGGCGATAACCAGCAGTGCTATTGCCACGCCCCATGACTTGCCTGAGCCGCGACCGCCCCAAAGCACCTTATAGCGCATTGGATCGAATAGAGGCCTCAGCTTACTTGGTAGCTGAATCGACGAATGTGACATTGAGTCCCTTAATCGGCCCGCCATCGGCTCCAGTCAGCTCGGTCTTGTTTTTCTCTGTGTAGTCATCAGGGAATCGTGCCGCCATTGAACGAGACCAGATGCCGGCATTCAAGCGGGCGGCATCCTTCTCTTCAATCATGTGGGTTTGAGCCACTGTCTCCCACCAATTTTGACTTTCAGCCTTGGCCCTGTTTATGGCGGCGGAAAAATCCTCATGCTCTCTTGCCCAATCAAGAATAACAGACTTCCAAACCCCACACGCTGCCGCCATCTGGACAACCGATTTCCCCAACTTGCCCTGCTCAATAACTAGCTCGCAGAACTCTGGCCTGTACTTTGTTGGTCGGCCTCTTGTGTTACTCATCGCATCACCACGATAGCAGCAGCAATCAGGCCAATCGGCCAAGCAATGAAAGTAAGCAAAGCGATGCCAGCAACGACACCGACAGTGAGGGTTGTTAATAACATCATGTCACTCATAGCCAATCCTCGCGGTTGTTGGCAAAAAGACCTGCCCGAAGGCAGGGCGGATAAATTGGTTCATACCCCCATCTTACCGCTGAATTGTGAGGATGGCTAGGGATGTTAAATAAACCACAAAAGCCCCCCCCTGCCACACCTTGAGCTTGTACAGTCTCGCGTGCTGTCCCACCTCACCACCTCGCTGCCAGTAGTCTGCTCATTGTATCAGATGGCGGCTCTACCCTGCGTACTGATGCACTATGCGCGGCACGCTTGGCCTTCTCGCTCATCTTGACGCCAAGCACACCTGCCCGGTTTTTGATCCGGCCATGGGATACTCCGTCGAGATGAGGCACGACTGCCCTGGCTCCGCCGTCAGGGTAGTGCAAATAAATAAACCTGTCCTTGTCCGGTGTCCAAAAAATAGGGCTGCTCACTTGCCAGTCTCCTTGTAGGCCGCCAAGACTACTCGCACGCCCTGGGCAATGCTGCCGTGACCGGCGACTCTCAGCCGCTCCTTGTCCTCTGGCAGCAGGTTGATATTGCAGGGCTTTGCGTCTTTTATGTTCTCTGGTTTTTGCCATTCTGGGGGGTTCATTTTGTTCTCCAGCTCAGTATTTGCTGTTGTATTATTTTTGGTGGCTAGTTGGGGTTGGGTGTAAGCCTCGGAAATTCCTGGAGTGGCTGGTTCCATTTTGGAACATGCCACATCCTGTTAAAGCGCGGTCGGGTCAAAATCTATTGCGATCCGTATATCGCCAAAATCAACAACCAGCATTGACCGGCGCTGATGTAGTTATTATTGTGCAACGGTGCGTATTGGTCAACTACCGTTAGTGGGCTGATTAGTGATTTCCGAAAAAATGTTGCTTGATCTCATCCCAAGGTATTCCGCAGCGCAGCCCATGCTCAAGAGCTTGTAGGCTGTGAGCAGCCGCTCTCTGACTGACATCCGGAAAGGCCATGCCACCCCGTAAATAACCTTGACCTCCGGCAGATTGGCGAGTTCTGCCTTCCAGCTTTTGACGGGTAGGGTTGTCCATATCCGCAGGGCCTCATCGTTTGCGTTCAAGGCGGGCGCACTCCGCGAAATGCGCCCGCATATGACCCGCCCATGTCTCAACCGTCTGCTGGTTCGGATGGCTGGCCATGTATTTAGCGCGGCTCATGGCCCTATCAAGGTGGACGGTGTAGACGGTTGGCTTGTGGTTGTGTCTGTTCATTTTCTCCAATCCTCCGGCATGTAGTCCCATGCGACGTTGCCAAAGCTCATCATGTCCAACCTGGTTGCTAGTGGGATAACTAGGCCACGCTCAGAGTCGCGAGCCTTACCGATGATGCACTCGGTGTACTCTGGGTACTTGGTCTGCGGGTTGTAAACCGAGTCGCGGTACAGAAACAAGATTGTATGCGCGTCCTGCTCGATAGCCCCGGAGTCGCGCAAGTCTGCCATAGTTGGCCGCTTGTCCGCCCTATCCTCTAGCTTACGGTTAAGCTGTGCAAGTAGCAGGATTGGGATCTCCAATGATCCAGCAAGCACCTTTAGCCCTCGGGTAAGGTCAGCGACCGCCTGCGCCCTGTTCTGCCCGTCTGGCATGTCCATCAGCCCAAGGTAGTCGATCATGGCAAGGCTCAGTCCGTGTTTTCGCTTGTGATGCCGGAGACTCGCCTCTAGCTTGCGTAAGTCCATACATGGGCGGTCATCGATGGCCAGATTCCATGACTGCATCTTAGCTCCGAAGGCACCGATATGCGCGCCGATCTCATCCATCTTAGCCATACGGACGGATTCGTAGCTGATCTTTTGGCAGTAGGATGCCAGCCGGTTGAATACCGCAGTCTTTGGCATCTCAAGTGACGTAATGAATACACCATGACCTGCATTGGCAACATTGGCACAGATATTCAGTGCAAAGGCAGACTTCCCCATCGATGGCCTTGCGCCAATGACGATCAGCTCTCCCGGGCAAAGTCCCTTGAGCGTCTTGTCAATATCTGCAAACCCGGTTGGCATCCCGACCATGCCTGACCCTGTTTCGTATGTCCGCTCAAGGTAATCGATCCAGTCCTTTGCCGAGTCTCTTGCAAGCGGTACAGCAGAGTCAGTGTCCGCCGAGTCAATGGCATCGGTTATCCGGTTGACGGCATTGTATGCCCTCTGCGCAATTGGCTGGCTTGTGTCGTCAAGGTCTGCCCTTGCCGCATCATAAGCCGCGTGAACCTTACGGAATATGGCGCGCTCGCTGATAATCTTTGCATGGCTTGGCAGGTTGTAAGTGCCTGGGCAGCTTTTCAGCAAATCGCCCAGGTACACAGTCCCGCCTACCTTCTCAAGCAATCCACGCTCTTTGAGCAAGGCAGCGATGGTTACAGCGTCAATGCCGCGGCCTGCGCTGGCCAGCCACTCACAAGCCGAGTAGATAGCGCGGTGATCTGGTCGCCAGAAATCATCCGCCTTCAGGGTATGGCCGATAACGTCCCAAGACTTCTCATCGTACATCAGGCCGCCCAATACAGACTGCTCTGCCTCAAGGCTAAACATGTTGGTATTCATTTCGGGCGGTACTCCTTGTATCCGGTTTGTTGTTGTGGTTGTTGAGTCTGGCCATTTGATTGCGTGTGCCATTCAGCCTTGAATGATTGCCAGCCGCGGACAGCGCATGTAGCCAAAGCGGTTGACAGGGTAACGCCTGCCTTTTCTGCTTCCTTCTCAATCCCCTTGAGAGCGGTAGTTGTCAGTGGAGCCTTCTTGGCCTTCCGAATTGACAAGAAGTCTATGGCAACCTGTTCATCAACTCCCATGGCAACAAGATCAGAGGCCGACAGGCCGGCAGACGGCTTGGCCGGCTTCTTCTCTCCCTCTGTCTCTTCTCTTCTCTTCTCTTCTCTAGGCAAGCATTCTGCTAGCAAGTCGCTAGCATCTCCGTACAGATTAAAAAAGCCTTTATCTATCAATGGCTTGATTGCCTGCTCTGCTTCTTTGGTTGACATTCGGAACCTGAAGCCAAGCATGGCATAGTCAAGCGGTATCTTAGCCTGTTCGTAGTCTCCCGCTAGCAACCACAGCATCGGTGCTAGCGC